TTAAAGGTTAATGAGTTCTGACCCTAGATAATCTTGAAACCCTATTACCTTTTCCTCGATCATATCGTTCAACCCCTCCAGCGCCGCCATCACGGGCCGAATTTCGTTGTTGTGAAAAACCTCTGCGGCGTCCTGAATGCTGCCAAAGCCCCCGGCATTGACAGGAACGACGCCTAACAATTGTGGTGGCACCCGATGTGCGGCCAGAATGTCGTCGCGGGTGACGTTTTTCATCGATGAAAAGTCATCCTTTGCCGTGACTTCCGACATCGGGATGACCTGAATGCCTTCCTTTTTGCCGTTGGGCGCGTAATAGAACAGGTTACGGAAATTGCCCGGACCTTTGGCATTTTTCATCGCGTCACGCAGGGCATCAATATCCTCGGCATTGGCCGCCGCATCATTCACATACAGGATAAAACCCGCGTGACTGCCATTCAGGTAATATTTGCGGCGAAACAGTGTAGCCGCCTCGTTTAACCAGGCCGATTGCAAGGCCGATGTATAGGCGGGCAAACCATAGATTTCCTGATTGATATCGGGCTCTTGAAGGTGGGCAATGCTGCCCGGTTCAAATTCGTGTTCCTTGCCGTCAATCAACATGACATAGCGATTGTCTTTTTTGACCCGGGTCCAGCGGGCAAGAGCGGTCGTCACGTCCAGGAGTGTGCCCATGCGGGACCAGTGCAATTCGGCAAACAGATTGCCAAACACCAAATAGTCGGTCGCCATGCGCGTGAATTCGTGGCGTTTCAGGTATTTTGACGGGATGAAATGCGCGGCCAACTGATTAACCTTGAACCGGATCGCACTTTCATGATGCGGGTTGGAGGGCAGCGACCTTGCCAGCCCGTCAAAGCTGATAGGCGGTTCGTAATACGAACCGTTAAACGCCGAATGGAAATAGGACATTATATCGCGTTTGTTCAGCACCGGTTCAGGATCACCAAAGGTGAAAGCCTGGGCTTTGGGGGCCGGTTTTTCAGTGCGCTTTTTTGCCTGCGCCATTTAGCAAATCTCCACAATGGATCGCCGCTGGCTATCTGCGCCAACGGAAACCCCGGTTTCGTTAAAATCAAGGAAATCGATACGGTCAATCGCGTGCATAATTGACCAGGCCACATCGGCGTGGCCGGTTTCTTTGGAACGGGACGCGGCAAAGGTCATTTGCCCGCCAGATGCCGTGCTGGTTTTGCGGATCGACATGAAAGCCATACACACATCCGACCAGCCCAGATCGAATTGCAGCATTCCCTTGCTGATCAGATGCTTTGCCTTCAGAACCAGGCGGGTTTTAACCTCGGCGGAATATTTGATTGGCACTGCCGCCGGGAAAAACGCCTGGACAAGCTGGAAAACACCACTGCCGATTTGCGTGGCATCGATGCCGATATGCTGAACATTGTATCGCTGGGTTAACCGGCGGATGATTTCGGCCTGCGCGGCCCAGTCCGAACCGGTGGCATTGATCTTTTCAACAACGCGATATTTGCCTTTGCTGTGTTGCGGCGGGGCCACCACCACAATCGATGCCTGGTCGCCGCCTTCGGACGGATCATAACCGATCCAGACCGGCAAATTACCCAGCGGGCGGTCGGCAAATGGGGCAAAGTCCTTTTCCCAGACTTCCCACGCATCGACCATGCACTTGCGCAATTCGTCAAACAGGAAGTAACTGGCGGTATCGTCCACCCATTCACACATGAACAGGTTGCGAAAATCCTGATCGTTGTATTCGCGCTTTAGCTGATCAATATCGAACAGATCGCAGCCGGATGCCACGGCATCCATGATCGTGACCATTTGGCGGAACTGCCCGTCTGGCCCGACTGCCCCGTGTTTCAGGGCTTCATGCGAAACATCGAACGTGGCGCGATCTGCCTTGGCCCTGCCCTTGTTAAAGGCTTCGCCGGACCAGAAGGCATTGGCATCGTGATTAATGGTGGATGGTGTTGAAAAGTAGGTTTTCCGCCATTTCTTGTGCGTCGCCATTGCCGAGGCGACCTTGCGGAATTCCAGAAATTTACTGATCCACGCATATTCATCGAGATACACATGACCATGATAGGACTGCGCGGTTTTGCTGTTAGTACCAAGGAAATACAGCGTTGCGCCGTTCCAAAGGACAATCGGGTCGCCCTTCAGCTCGACGTCGGTCACTTCGCGCACAAAATCAAGGATATATTGCTTGAAAACATGTGCCTGGGCCTTGGAGGCCGACAGGAAAATCTGATTATCGCCGGTCGTTATCGCATCAATTAACGCCTCGCGGGCAAAGTACCAGGTCGCCCCGATCTGGCGCGATTTCAGGATATTGCGTTCGCGGTATTTTTTCGCCGCTCCCCATTCGATCTGGTAGTCATACAAACCGTCCTCAAAGGCATTAACCAGCTTTTGAACCTGTTCTTCTGACAGGAAGTTTTTCTGTTTGCCCTTGGCCTTTTGTTTTTTGGCCTCGTTCCGGTTTTCGATCTTGGGGTTTAAGTCGGCCTCCTTTCCGGTGCGTTCGTATTTCTGTATGCGCGATGTCCGTTCCAACAGGATTCCGAGCTGGTCAATTTCCTTCAGGTCGGTTTCTGTTTTTTCTTCCTTGGCAATCAGGCGCAACAGACGGACATCAACGGCACTTTCCATTTTCACCACAAGCGGCGTTTCGTCCCATTTGTCGCGGCGTTTCCACGCATCAACGGTGCCATAGGGCACACCCAGCCGTTTGGCAATTTCGGCCACGCTATATGCCTGATGGTAAAGATTACGCGCTTCCATGCGCCTGCTTGCGTCGGTGTGTGTCATGCCCGCAGGTTACAGACACCGCGCCTTACAGCATTTGCAGGGTGGTTGTTTTGTCCGTTAACAACCACCGGGGATTTGATGTTTCCCCCCACTTGTCAGCAGCATTGGCGAACTTTGATGCCGTTCCCTGACAACAGAAGCTGAAGCGATGAAAACCAAATTTTTCCGTGTCGCGACTTCCGGCAAAACGATTGATGGCCGCGAAATCTCCCCCGAACAGATCAACCAGATGGCCGCAAACTATGACCCGGACAAATACGGGGCACGGATTAATTGCGAACACATCATGAGCCTGCGCCCCCAGGGTGAATTCCCCGCATATGGCGATGTTTTGGCCCTAAAAGCCGAAGACGACAAAGACGGCAACCGCGTTTTGCTGGCGCAAATCGATGCGACTGATGCTCTGGTCAAACTCAACAAGGCCCGCCAGAAAGTTTACTGGTCGATCGAGATGAACCCGAACTTTGCGGGTACCGGCGAGGCCTATTGCCAGGGACTTGCCATTACCGATAACCCGGCCTCGCTGGGTACGGAAATCATCAAATTTACCACCGAGAATTCCGGCAAGCTGCCCGAAAACCTCAAATCGCAAGCCGTCGAGGGCAACGCGATCGAGGCAGATGATGAACCCAAAGCCAAAGGCCTCGACCTGTTTGCCCGGGTAAAACAGATCCTTGCAGGCAAGGCAAAAGCCGACGACGCCAATTTCAGCCAGATCGAACAATCCACCCTTGCGATTGCAGAACAGGTCACGGCACTGGGCACCGAGCTAACCGGCAAGGTCAACACAAAGGACCATGAAGCCCTTCAGGCGGAAGTCACCAAGTTGAACCAGGTCATTACCGATCTGACGGAAAAGCTGTCGACCGAACCCGCCAGCCCGGGTCGCGCCAAAAGCACCGGTGCCGCATCCGAAAATATGACCGACTGCTGATCCGCAGCCTTCCAATCTTCTGTTACAGAACGGAATTCAGATGAAAAACAATACCCGTAACATGTTCAATGCCTATGCCGCGCATATCGCGCAACTGAACGGTATTGATGACGCCACCACCAAATTTTCTGTTGAACCGACCATTGAACAGAAAATGGAAGACCGCATTCAGGAACAGGCGGACTTCCTGCAGGAAATCAACATTGTTCCTGTTGATGAAATGTCCGGGGAAGTCATTGGTCTTGGCATCGACAACCCGGTCGCAAGCCGCACCGATACCACGAACAAGGATCGCAGTCCGCGCCCGGTAGGCAGCATGACGCGGCGCACCTATACCGCCAAGAAAACCGATTTCGATACCTATATCACCTATAAGCAGTTGGATACCTGGGCAAAATTCCCGGACTTTCAGCCGCGCCTGCGCAACAAGGTCATTGAACAGATTGCGCGTGACCGCATGATGATCGGCTTTAACGGCCTAACGGCAGAACCTGAAACTGATCTTGCGTCGAACCCGTTGCTTCAGGATGTTAATACCGGCTGGCTTCAGCACATTCGCAACGATGCGGGAGAGCGTGTCCTTGACGGCATCAAAGTTGGCGATGGTGGCGACTATAACAACATGGATGCCTTTGTGTTCGATGCAGTAAACGAACTGCTTGATCCCTGGTACCGCGACGATAGCGGTCTGGTTGCCATCACGGGTCGCGCCCTGCTTTCCGATAAATATCTGGGCCTGGTCAATGCCAATGACAAGCCGACGGAAAAAATCGCGCTACGCACCTTGATGTCAAATAAAACACTCGGCAATCTGCCGGGTATGGGGGTGCCGTTCTTCCCGTCACGGGGAATCCTGATTACCAAAATGTCGAACCTGTCGATCTACTGGCAGACCGGTTCGCGCCGTCGCCAGATTGCCGACAACCCGAAACGTGATCGCATTGAAGATTTCAATTCGGTCAACGAGGCCTATGTCGTCGAAGATTTTGGCGCGTGCGCCCTTCTCGACAACATCCTGTTGCCAGATGGTGCCGGGGGCTGGAAATAATGAAATCCCCTGCACGCAAACATTTTGAAACAACCCTTGCCGCAAAGCAGGCAGCCGCCCCGAGCGGGGCCGCCGCCGTCCCGGCAGAGGCTGGTATTGCGGCAAAATTTCGCGCCCTTCTCGCCAGCCATAAGGCAATCCTAAAAGCTATCCAAAGCAGAGTTGAAAAGGCAAACGTCAAGGCCGAGTTACTGCCGGAATATGACAGCTATATTGACGGGGTGATGACCGCGCAAGCTGGCGCACAGGATGATATTCTCGTCACGATCATGTTGTGGCGGCTTGATACTGGCGACATCAATGGTGCGCTTGAAATTGCCGCCTATGCCCTGGATTCCGGCATGACAATGCCAGAGGGCTTTAATCGCAATATCGCGACCACCATCCTTGATGAAATCGCGGACAACGAACCCGCGATCGAGCAATTGCCTGCCCTGCTTAACGCGATCGAACTGACAAACGGGTTTGATATGCCCGACGAAGTTCGCGCCAAAGCCCATAAAGCGGCGGGCACCCTGCTTGCGGACACCGATCCGGCCAGTGCGGTGAACCACCTTAAAACCGCCCTGCAATTCAATCCGAAATGCGGGGTTAAAACCCTGATCACGAAACTCGAAAAACTGATTGCTGACGCCGACACAAAACCGGCTGATGCCTGACCAGGTCCCCCCGGCGCGGCGGCGGCGCGAATGAAGGATCACAGATTTATCTGTTGCCCCTTATTTGGCCGTCGCCCGCCTCCCCTTTGAGCGGGCAGCGCCATGACCAGCTTCATCCCATCGGGCAACCCGAATACGAACAACAGCACGATCGAGAATGACGGATTTTTTCCCGACATCGATCTTGATGACATCCGCAACCGCACAGGCCTGACCGATATTTTTACCGACATGCAAATCGCGACAGCAACGCGGGACGCCATGATCGAAACGAATGCGGTTCTGTCACAGTGGCGCACTAGCCAAGTGGCCGACCGCCTTGCCGATGTGCCATGCGCAACATATGGCGATACACCTGAAAAGGTTCACCTGTATCTGACTGCGATTTCTGCCCGTGTACGATCTTTTATGGTCGATACGACACGCGACTATGACAGCACAAAATCCGGCCATGATCGCGCCGATGCCCTGGAGGCAACGTCTGATCGCTGGCTTCAGGCATGGAATGAGGCCTTGTCGCGTCTTATGGCCAGAAAGCGGACTGTCGTGGAATTGATCTGATGAAAACCGTTCGGGCACAGCAAAACGATACCGTTGATCTGATTGCCTTTCGCCATTTCGGCGACAGCACAATGGTTGAAGCCATTCTTGAGGCAAACCCGGGCTTGGCCCGTTTGGGCATTCATTTGCCCCACGGCACCGAAATCAACCTGCCAGACCGCAAAGTCACACCGTCGCGTGGCGTCAACCTATGGGATTGAAGATGGATAAAACGACGATCACCGCCTACGCGGCATCGGGGTCCGGCTTTCTGGTGGGGCTATCGACAAACGAAAAACTCGCAATGCTTTCTGCCGTGGTCGCCATCGGCACCTTTATCGTCAATTGGATTTACAAGCACCTGCATTACCGCCTGGCACTGAAGGCCGCGAACCTGAAAGCAGAAAGGAAAACGTGATGGATTTGATCATAGTGCTATCGATCCTGTTTAAATGCGCCTGCGCCATGATCGCATTTTTCGCAGCCCGCCTTTCCCTAAGCAGTCTCGACAAACGCACTCACTTTGATTTCAAATCATGGATTAGGCGAGCAGATGATCAGGCAATTTCTATTTATCTTGGCTGTCGTATTTTGGCCATTTGCATCCTGTTTGGCTGGGTCATTTCCTGATCAGTACGATAGTGATTTCAGGAAATCGACAGGGCGATACATGCCCGGCGTGGATTGGCGGCTGCTGAAATCCCAATGTTGGCAGGAATCACGATTTAAAACCGGGGCCATTTCGCCCGTTGGCGCTATGGGCCTTTGCCAATTCATGCCCGGTACTTGGGACCAGATTGCGGGCGAATTGGATTTTCCGGCCAATGCGTCTGCCTTCGCCCCTGAATTGTCGATCGAGGCGGCGGCCTACTACATGGGGCGGCTTAGGGCACAATGGTCTGCGCCGCGCCCCGAAACCGACAGGCACAGCCTGGCGCTGGCCAGTTACAATGGTGGCCTTGGCAACATTCTGGCAGCCCAGGCCAAATGCCAGGGCGCAAATGGCTATGAACAAATCATCACCTGCCTACCGCAAGTCACCGGCGCACACAGTCGCGAAACCATCAACTATGTCGATCACGTCTGGCGCTATTTCAAAATCATGTTGCTGGGGGACTGACCATGCCGGGGCTCGCAATTTTGCGATTAGCCGGTGCAAACTGGAAACTACTTGCCGGTGTCGCGCTGGCAACCACCATCGGTTTCCTGTGGTTGCGCCTTCAAACAGTCAATGCCCAGCTTGAAGCGAGACAAGCCGATGTGCGCGAACTTAGAACCATCAACCGGTCAAACGTTGCCGAAATCAGCCGATACGAAGCGGAAAAACGTCGTGCTGACGCTGCCATCATTGCCGAACAAATACGTCGCCAAAAAGTCACATCCCAGCTTGATGAATTACGCAGGGAAATTACCAGTGCGCCGCGCAATGGGTGTGTTGGCCCTGCTGTTCACGGGCTTATTGACAGCTTGCGCAACGCCGGTGCCGGTCACAAAGATCAAACTCGTTAAACAGAATATCCCCGTTGAACTAACCGCATGTGCGCCCCGGCCAGCCCTGCCGGAGCTACCCGTTACCGATGCCAAAGTCGCAAATCTTATCGTCAATCTGATTGAAGCGCACGACGACTGTTACGGCAAAATCCGGCGCATTCACGAATTACAGGAAGGCAGACATGCAAAAGCTGACTGACGCCCGAAACTTCCTGCTGAAATCGGGTCTGGGCATTAAGGCAAAGGAACTTTTGACCTTTGCTGAAAAAGGCACGGTTCGATGCCTACAGGGCGATAGCACAACAAACGCAAATTTCCAGATCAATTATGTCGCTCACCTGATCCTGACAGACTATGCCGGAAACCCCGAAGACCTGTTATTTTTGATGACCAAATGGGTCGATGAAAACTGCCCGGACCGCGACCAGGACGCCCTTGAATTTCATGTCGATATCATCAACACCAAGGCCGCAGATGTGTCGATCAAGGTCAATCTAAGCGAAACAACTGTTGTTGTGTTGGAAGACAACGGCACCCGATTGAATTACCAGCGCGATGCCGATGTCCGCGATATCGATATGGGCACCTATTTTCCCGGTCTGACGTAATGGCACAAGGCGAATTCAATGGCTTTGAAAGGTTTGATGCCTGGATAGAACAGGCCATAGCCTCATTGTCACCGGCAGGCCGCAAACGCCTGCTGCGCGACATTGCCCGGGAAATCCGCAAGCGCAACAAGCAACGCATTACCAAACAACAGGATCCCGAAGGAAAGCCCTGGGAACCGCGCAAACGCGACAGCGAAGGTAAAATACGCGGGGCGAAAAAAATGATGCTGGGTTTTCGCAAGGCGCGTCGCATGCAAATGACGGCCACACCGCAAGGCGCATCGGTAGGCTTTACCGGCAAAACCGCTGCAATCGCGGCGGTTCATCACTTTGGCTCGGTTGATTATGTCGAGGCAGGCGGCCCCCGCATCAAATATCCTGAACGCCCGTTACTTGGCATCTCAAGGGAAGATATGGCGATGATCCGCGACCGGCTGATTAACGAGATTGCCAGCGGGCACTAATCGCCAGTGGTTGTTTCATAATCATTCAACCAGTCGCACCATGACCACCCTTTGAAGCTGTGGTCATCATCGGCGCATGACAGAAAACGCCGAAATCCTGCGCATGATCCAGAATTTGATCGCTATCGGAACCATTACCGATGCAGATCACGCACGCGCATTGGTCAAGCTGGACGTAAATGGCAGAAAAAGCCAGTGGCTACCGGTGCCCGGCGTGATTGGTCAAAACCATCGTGGCACCAATCATTTGCGCCCCGGCACGCAAGTCGTTGTCGCATCTCCCAGCGGCGACCCATCTAACGGCGTCATCCTTCAGGTTCTTTATTCAGGCTCTCTCCCCAGCGTATCGACCGACGGCGCGGTCGATATCGTTCAGTGGGAGGACGGCACCATCGCCAAATACGACACCAACAGCAAAACCATGACCCTGAACAGCGTGGGTGATCTCGTATTAACGGCTTCCGGTGCCATCCGCATCAAGGCTGGCGGTAAGCTCTCGCTGGATGCCGAACATATCAGTGCGCTGGAGGATTCCTGATGCCCGCAGTGACACTGAAAGGCCACATGGGATCGGGCCACGGCTGTTGGCCGCCACGCCCAAATGTCGAGGGCGAAAGCCGTTTCACGGTGCGCGGTATCCCGGTTCATTGCCAAGGCCATGCCTGGGGGGCACATACCTGCCCGTCGATCCCCGAAACACACGCTTCTATTCTGGCCGCTGGTGCGCCCCGGTTTACCGTTGCCGGTCGCCAGATTGGCCGCATTGGCGATCCGGTTGCATGTGGTTCAACCGTTGCCCAGGGCGAAACCCGCTTCACGGTTGGGGGCTAAGACATGACCTATGGCATCAGCAACCTGACCAGCACGGCACTTACGAAACGCAATCATATCGGCCAGTCGGTTCGCGATATTCTGACCACACCTGTCGGCACCCGTGTGAAACGCCGCGAGTATGGGTCATATATTTATGATCTGATCGACAGCCCGGGCAACGCCACCGGGGCCAGCCAGCTTATTGCCGCGACCGCCGATGCAATTGAACGCTGGGAACCGCGCCTTGACCTGCAAAAGGTCTCTGTTTCCGTGGGATTTGATGGCAAAGCCGAAGTCGCACTTTCCAGCCATATCAAGGATGATGGTGAAGCTGTTACCTACGAAATCAAGGTAGGGGCAGCATCATGACAACACGCTTTGACGCCATTGATCTGGGCGCGCTTTCCGCCCCTGATATTGTCAAAACAATCGATTTTGAAACCATCCTTGCCGAACGCAAGGCGCGGGCAAAAGCCCTGTTTGACGCTGCCGGTATTTTACCGGACTGGGATTCCGAACTGGAATCCGATCCGGTGGTGAAACTGTTGGAAGAAGCGGCGCTGCGCGAAGTCATCCTGCGCCAGCGCATCAATGACGCGGCTCGCGCCTGCATGATCGCAACCGCCACAGGGACTGATCTCGATAATATCGGTGCGCGATATCATGTCGCCCGCCAAGTTATTACCCCCGCCGATAATACGGCTGTGCCCCCTGTGCCGGCCGTCATGGAAAAAGACGAAGCCTTCCGTATTCGTATCCTGCTGGCCTTTGAGGCCCTAAGCACGGCTGGCCCCATCGGCGCATATAAATATCACGCCCTTTCGGCGCATCCTGATGTTTACGACGTCGATATCGCCAGCCCCGAACCGGGCGTTGTTATTGTCACAGTCATGTCAAACAGCAATAACGGCATCCCGACCAATGAAGTCGTTGCCGCCGTTGATGATGCCCTGAACAACGAAGACGTTCGCCCCCTGACAGACAGGGTATCGGCCAAAGCCGCGACCACCATCAATTATAACGTTCGCGTTTTTCTTCAGGTCTATTCGGGGCCTGATGCCGAAGTCGTGCGCAAGGCGTCCGAAACCAGCCTGAACGCCTTTATCGTGTCACAACGAAAATTGGGCGAACCGGTTACGATCGATGGCTTGCACAAAGCCGCCCGTGTCGATGGCGTCCGCAAAGCCATCATCTATTACGGTGATGGCACCACTCCATTTACCGACATCGAACCGGCAAACGATCAATTCGCCTTTTGCATTGGCCTGACCGTCACTGTGCTGGAGGCGAAATGAGCCTTTTGCCCCCAAACGCGACCGACCTTGAAAGGGCCCTGGAAAAAACCACCAGCAATATCGACGATATCGATGTGCTGATTGATACGCTCTGGGATCCCTGGACCTGCCCTGCCGCTTTTCTGCCGTGGCTTGCCTGGTCCTTTTCCGTCGATACGTGGGATCCCGCCTGGCCCGAAATGGTCAAACGCCAGGTGATCGATGAAAGCTACGAAGTCCATCGCCGCAAAGGCACACGGGGGGCGGTCAAGCGCGCCCTGAAGGCTTTGAACCTTGATCCTGTCACGATCATTGAGTGGTTCGAGAAAAACGAACCAGGCCAGCCCTACACGTTTGAAATCGAATTCGGCTCCGGCGGCGGACTTTCTGCCGATGACCAGGACAAAATTTATCAAACAGTGATGGCCACCAAAAATGTGCGTAGCCACCTGGCCGACATTCGACACGCCATCGAACCGGCCAGCGCCTTGGGAATCACCTGTGCCGCCAGCGCCTACACCATCACCGACGCGGCGCTGGATTGTACCGGTACATCGGCAGTCAGTAACGCCGCCGTTGCTGGCGTGGCCTGTGTCTTTCGCACTGCTACCATCGACATGAGGATCGATTAAATGAGCGAACTGTCGCTATCCCCTGTTCTAACATCCGCAGGCCTTGCCGCTGTCGCTGCCGCTCATGGGCAAGGGTTACAGGCGAAAATTACGCATATTGCCCTTGGCGATGGTGGTTATGCCGTCCGCGATGCCAGTGATGCACCGCTGGCTGCCGCCCAGGCCCTCACCGTTATGCAGTCAGAACAGGTGCGCGTCGGCGTTTATGCCGGTGCCATCCCCGGCCCGCAACAGATCGTAGTCGAAGCGCGCATCGATGCAGGCAAACCCAATTTCTGGGTTAAGGAAGTGGGCTTTTTTCTGGAAGACGGAACGCTGTTTGCAATCTGGTCCAGCAATACCCTCAATCTGGGCTTTCGTGGCGACCTGGTGCCGTGGGTGTTTCGCTTTGCCCTAGCCTGGACGCAATTGCCAGAAAACGCCGTCACGGTCGAATTTTCAGGCGATGCTGGCTATTCCGACTTGTGGGGCCGTCTGAATGACCACATCACGTCGAAAGACCCACATCCCTCCCAGATCGAACCGGCCTTTCGCACCGATTGCGACCCCTGCATGCTTGAATTTGCGGAGCCGGGTGAAAACCTGCCTGCTCCGTTTGTGTTTTCGCGGGGCGGTAAAGGCATTGGCTTTAATTCACTTGGTCAATACACAATGGTCGAAAGTGGCACGCAGCGTGATTGGTTCGACCCGGAAACCCAAGAATATAAGGGGAAATTGACCTTACCGGCTTACGGCAGTTCATGCGCGAACTGGAACGCAACCCCAACAGATTTAACCGGTATTCAAGGGCCTTACGGCGACGCAAAGGCCGTGCTTACTGTCGTTGATGACACCAAGGAACTTGGCAAAGTTCACATCCTGAAACAGTTGCTACACGAAGGCACCTTAAACGGGAATGTTTTCAAGCTTGATAATAGCTTGGGGACCAAATCTACATACGTCACAGTAATCGGCAACACCAGTAGTCCCGGTTCAATTTCCACTATCTCCGCCTGGTGCCGCACCGACAACGGCGGTGTCATTGATATGGCTGGCGGTTTTGGTGGGCAAACGTTTTCTAATACCAGTTATGAGCGCATCCATAAAACCGTGGACATGCCCGATGGTGTCTCGGCGCGGTTAGCCGTGGTAGCTGATCCAGGCGCAACCGTTTGGTTCATCCTTAATCAGTGTGAAGTCAGCCCGGCCCCGTCATTTGTCCCTGTTATTACGCAGGGCGCGGCTGCTGTAACCGTATCTGACGTTCTAACCATCGGGCCGGTTGAAGCCGATACCGTTTTTGAACAGGATTTCACCGCCTCCATTAGTGGGATTTCACCAGTCAACGATGGTGTAATTTCACAAGACGCAACACACGGCCTTGTGGTCTCCAGTCCGACCACAGGTGCAGTAATCGCAGCAATGGATGTGCCATCGTCATGGCAAGGCAAGCGGTTCAGATTGTTGTTTCATGCTGTCAACGGCTATACGCGAACATTCTATTTTATTGGGACTGGTGGTGTTTCTTTGGGGTTACGTCAAATCAACCCCGGTTTCGCTGGCGACATCACTATCCCCCACGGGGCGCTTGAATTGCATATGCGTGCTGACAGCGTACCTTCAAATACCGATGTTTATTGGTCAGACCTGAAACTTACCGAACTGATCCCGTTTGAAGGCTGGGATAGCGATGCTGACGGCCACACGATCCTGCTCGATACGCAAAATCTCTTTGAAGGTACTAACGGCGTCATAACCGAACTTTTCAGAGTTTCTGATGGCACATTAAACAATTATCTCATCGTATACCAGGCGGCGAATAACGGCCAAATGAGCTTAGCCTATAGAGGTAATGGTACCACCGGCACGTCTCTTTTGATCGCGCAAACTGGTCCGACGGACGTACTAACCGCGCTTGCATTTGATATGGCAAATATAAGGTTTAAAAAGACCGGGGCCACATCGGTTGGTGGAAGTCCTGTCGTGATGCCAGAGGGTCTGAGTCAAATAAAATTTGGCACCTCCCTGTTAAAGAGGTTTGCCGTCTACACCCGCTATCTCCCTGAAGCTGACGTAAACGCGATGGTGCAAAAATGATGCAACCCATGAATCACGACCTGTGCCTTGTTGCAGCCAGCGAGGCGGCAATGATTGCCGCCTTGTCCACCACCGTTACCAATGAACAGACCGGCGAAACCCAGTCAAACAACGTGTTTCATGACGGGAAAAACTGGATTAGTGCAACCCACGACTGGCAGTTAGTACCAATTGGCAAGCTGCAAACCACCGTCCCGGTTATGGATGCAGAGGGTAAATTGATTACCCCTCCCGAATTCGATGATCGCTTTCACATGAACATTCTGTGCAACGACGCGGTGTTTGAATCCTTGCAGGCATTCGACCAGGTGCATTTTGAAACAACGGGCAAACGCCTGATCATTGAACCGACGAACCGCAAAGTGGTGTGGGCGAAATGAGTGATAAGAACAAGGCGATGGATCAGGTCTGGCGCACCGTTAATTTCATCCGAAAATCCTTTCGTTTGCGCCCCCGTCATATTGACCAGGCGGACGTCGAGGCATTGCGTGACAAGCTTGGGGTAAGCCCGGATGCGCCTTATGACATTCCGTTCAATGCCGGGTTTGACCCGGATACCCAGCCAACCGACCTTGAAATCAAAACGCACGGCACTGTTATTGCGTCCCGCGACATCACCCCGCAAACCATCGTCGCACGGATTGAAACCGTACCTTCAGGTGCGCCGGTGGTTTTTGACATTCGGGTTAATGGCGCATCCATTTGCGCTGTTAAACCATCTTTTGCAGCCGACAGCAGCGTTTTGAACGCCGGGACACTGGTTGCCAATCCATCGATCAAACAGGGCGATGCCGTGTCGCTGGTTGTTACCGGCATTGGGATCGATCCGGTCGGGGCGGGCTTGCGCGTTGGTTTAAAAGGGCGGGCCGCGTGATGCTATATGCCTCGCCACAAACGCTTGCAAACCTGCAAGCCAGGGACGTGCTGATCAGTGTTGATCAGTACAATGTCATCCTGACCGATCTGGCCCGGGACAATGGGTGGAATGGTACGAGCCGCTATTTTGGCCGGTTCATTGTCATGCCGGGCATCAAGATTGGATCAACAACGGCTTACCCCGCCGTTGCCCTGAAAACCGGGGCTTTTCCGGCTGGTTCGAAGATCAGCCTGTTGATTTCAGCCGGGGCTTATGTCGTTGGGGCTGGCGGTAATTTCGCTGAACGATCCAGCGGCGTGGTTAATAGCGGCGGCCATGCGATCGAGGCTGCAAGCGCCATTACCATCGACAACCAGGGCGTCATCGGTGGTGGTGGCGGCGTTGGTGGGAACTCGGTTTATGTCGGCGGCGGCGGCGGCGCGGGATTCCTACCTGGGCCGGGAGCGGCTGAACAAACATCCGGCTCGCCTGGCACCCTGACAACCGGTGGCGCTGGCGCTGGCAATGCCGGACGCGGGGGCGATCTGGGCAAGAACGGATCACCCGGCGACCGGGGGGCTTATGGCCTAGCGGGCAAAGCCATCATCGGAAACGTCAACATCACATGGATTAACCAGGGCGACATTCGTGGCGCTATTACGTGAGGGCTGAAATGAACAAAAAACACTATGCCGTGGTAGTCAACAATGCCGTAATCCGCGAGGAAATCGCTGGCTTTGAAACACCTATCAACGAATTGCCCCGTGATGAAGCTGGCGCACTGCTACGCCGCCCGCTAACGGTCGATGAGAGCTTTCCCGAGGATTACGACGACGATTTTGATACACTGGCTTGGGTCTATGACATCGAGGCGGAAAGTGTGCATCGCCGCTATGAAGTCGCCCCGCGTGATATTGATGGCGTGGCCGCACGGCTGAAAACCCGGATTGATGCCATCCGCGACCAGATGCTGGCGAACGGCTTTACATATGATGGCCATCGTTATCAAGCGGATGCCGCCAGCATGACCCGCATCAATACGAACGCCATCAAGGCCATGAAAGCGCAGGCCGATGCAGGTGCATTTGAAATGGACTGGATCGATGCGGACAACCAGCCGGTGGCCCTGGATGCGACCCAGATGATCGCGCTTAACGATGCGGCCAGCGTGTTTTCCGACGACATCATCAAACAGGCCCGCGCCCATAAGGACGCGATTATCGCCCTGACCGATAGCAACGATGCCGCCGGTTTGCGTGCCTATGCCATCACGTTTTCCTGACCCCGCCCCTAACCCGGAGATTTATAATGGCCACCGATTACCATCATGGTGTGCGCGTCATCGAAGTATCCGATGGCACCCGACCAATCCGCACAATTGAAACTGCCGTTATTGGTGTTGTTTGCACCGGCGAAACCGCCGATGCCGATACATTCCCGCTCAACCGCCCTGCTTTGATCACTGATATCAACAACGGGATCAGTGCGGCCGGGACAACCGGCACCCTGCCCTATGCGCTTGATGCGATCAAAGATCATGGCAACCCGCTGACGGTTGTCGTGCGCGTTCCTGAAGGCGCAGACGAAGCCGAAACCACATCAAACCTGATTGGTGGTGTTGTGAACGGCAAAAAGACCGGCATGCAGGCCCTGACCGCCGCCAAGCCGCTGCTAGGTGTGCAGCCCCGCATTCTTGGCGTGCCCGGGCTGGATAATGAAAATGTCACTGCCGAACTGGTCTCGATCGCGCAACTGACCCGGTCCTTTGCTTATGCGTCCTGCTATGGCTGCGAAACCATCGAGGAAGCCATTGCCTACCGTGACGGTTTCGGTGCGCGTGAACTGATGTTGATCTGGCCCGATTTCGTAAACTGGGACACGCAGGCGAACGCCGAACGCAACGCTTATGCGACCGCTCGCGCCCTTGGCCTTCGCGCCCAGATCGATGAGGATATCGGCTGGCACAAAACACTATCAAACGTGCCGGTTAATGGCGTTTCGGGTATCAACAAAGACGTATACTGGGATCTGCAAAGCCCCGCGACCGATGCCGGGGTATTGAATGCCAAAGATGTAACCACCCTGATCAACAATAAAGGCTATCGTTTTTGGGGCTCCCGCACTTGCAGCGCCGATCCGTTGTTTGCCTTTGAAAACTATACCCGCACCGCCCAGGTGCTGGCCGACACGATGGCCGAGGCGCACTTTTGGGCCGTGGATAAACCCATGAACCCAACACTGGTGCGCGACATCATTGACGGGGTGAATGCCAAATTCCGCGATCTGGTCGCGCGTGGCTACCTGATTGGTGGTGAAGCCTGGTTTGATCCGGCAAAGAACAGCAAGGAAAACCTGAAGGCTGGCAAGCTGATGATTTCCTACGACTATACGCCGGTACCGCCGCTCGAAAACCTGATGTTTGAACAGAAGATCACCGATGATTACCTGGTGGACTTCGCAACGATGGTGGCGGCGGCTTAATCGCCTTTCCGATAATCAGTAACCTGTACAAAAGGAGATGGCGGAATGCTGCCGAAAAGTATCAAGAACTTTAACGTTTTCATTGATGGCGTGGGCTATGCCGGTAAAGCCGAGGAAGTCGTAACCCCGGCACTTGAACGGGTAACGGAATCCTATCGCGGCGGCGGAATGCTGGGTGAAGTTGAACTCGACCTTGGCATCGAGGCGATGAAAATCGAATTCACGCTCGCCGAATTCAGCACCGACGTTATCAAACAGTTTGGCATTGCTGATGCGTCGGGCATTGGTGTGCGCCTGCTGGCCGCCGCCAAGGCCGACGATGCCGACAGCACCGTAGACGCGATTGAAATTTCGGTCCGGGGCCGTTTCAAGAAAAGCGACATGGGCTCGCTGAAAGCCGGTGAAATGGCAAAAATGAAGGTCGAAATGCCGATCACCTATCTGACATACAGTGTCAATGGCGACGTGATTGTCGAGATCGACATGATCAACGGCATTGAAAAAATCAATGGTGAAGACCGGCAAGCGAAACTGCGCCAGGCGCTGGGCCTGACCGCATAACACAAGATCAATCCTGATCAAGAGGCAGCGCCGGGGGGCATTCCTGCTTTTTCTTGAAAGGGACCAACATGACCAAGAAAACCAACGACGTTGCCGCAGTTAGCAACAGCGCCATCAATGCCAGCTTTGACCTGGCCCTTAAATCACCCCTGCCCTATGGCACCGACAAGACGCTGGATAAAATCACTGTGCGCCGCCCGCTAAGTGGCGATCTGCGCGGCGTCAAGCTGACCCAGCTTGCCGAACTGGACACCAATGTCCTGTTTATCCTGCTGCCCCGCATTACCATGCCTGCCATCAATGAAAGCCATGTTCAGCAACTTGATGCCCGTGATGCGCTCGCGATCATGCAGGAAATCAGCGTAAATTTTTTTACCGAGTAGCGGTCCCTGACGACATTCCCACGGCGTGGGGCATCATCATGAAGGCGTTCCCGGGATCCTTTCCGCCAAACGTCTTTAACAGCCTAAGTCTTGAAGAGCTGGTCGAAACCTATGAATTGGCCGTGCAATTCCTTCAGATGGAAGCCGATGCCCTGCGCCAGCAATAACCTTCCCTGATACCCGACAGGAATCGCATGGCTGATTTAAAACTCAATATCCTGATGCAGGCAGCGGATAAGGTCACGGCACCTTTCCGACGAATGCGCCAATCGACCGATCAGTTGAGAAACCAGCTTGGTGAAGCCGCCAGCCGGGTGCGAGACCTTGAACGGGTATCAGGGAACATCCAGTCTTTCCGCGATTTAAAGGCCGCTGCCCGGCAAAATGCAACGGCCCTTGCGGCGGCAGAAAACCGCGCCCAGCAATTGGGCCAACAGATTGCATCAACCGATAGGGTCACACGAAAGATGCGGGCGGAATTCAACGCCGCCCGAAAGGAAGTCGCACGCCTAAGACAGGCCGAAACAACCACTTCCGCCGCAACCGCCGAAATGCGCGAAAGACTGCGATCTGCCGGGATCGATACCCGGCGCCTCTCCTCGGCACAGCGCCAACTTAGGGGCGACCTTGATGCAGCACGACGGGCGGCAGAACAACAAAGCCAAGCACTGGAACAGGCAAGACGGCGAACGAACCAACTGGCCGCAGCCCGATCCAGAATGCAGAGAACCATGCAACTGCAAGCGAACATGGCAATGGGCGGCGCGGCTGGCATGGCTGTCGGCGGCGGTGCCCTTGCCCTTGGCAGTCGCATGGCGGGTGCCGGGATAGACTTTGGCGAACAAATGTCCGCTGTCGGTGCGATTGCCCGCCTCGATCAAACATCCGAAGCAATGGCGGCGTTACGCCAGCAAGCAAAGGAACTGGGCGCGACCACCAGCTTTTCCGCCTCCGAAGCTGCATCCGGTATGCAATTTCTGGCTATGGCCGGATTTGATGCCAACGAAGTTTTGCAAACAATGCCCGGTATGCTTGATCTGGCAAAGGCCGGGGCCACGGACTTGGCAACAACTGCGGACATTGCGTCAAACGTGCTTTCTGGCTTTGGTATGAAAGCCAGCGAAATGGGGCGGCTGGGCGACATTATGACGGCCACCTTTACGCGATCCAACGTGGACTTGACCATGTTGGGCGAAACCATGAAATACACCGCCCCCATTGCCAAAGAGTTCGGCGCGTCTGTCGAGGACGTTGCGGCTATGTCGGGGATGCTTGGCAATGTCGGCATTCAGGGCAGCATGGCTGGCACGGCCCTGCGATCCCTGTTTTCGCGTATGTCCAAGCCACCAACAGAAGCCGCAGCGGCCATGAAAGAACTGGGCGTTTCCACAATGGATGCCAACGGCAACGCACGGGACATGGTTGCAATTCTGGCCGATGTGGCCAAGTCAACGGAAGGTATGGGAAGCGCCCAGCGCCTGGCACAATTAACCGCCATTGCCGGGCAGGAAGCCGGGGCGGCCTTTGCCACCCTGATTGATCAGGGCGGATCAGGCGCAATCACCCAGTTCATCGACATTCTGAACAATTCAATGGGCGAAACCACCCGCGTTGCCAAACAGATGGGCGATAACGCGGCGGGCGACATCAAATCGTTTTGGTCGGCTGTCGAGGGCATGAATATCGCCTTGACCGATACCAATGATGCCCCTTTGCGGTCGCTTATCCAGTCCGCCACCGGCGTTGTCCGCTCCGTTACCAGTTGGGTCCAGGAAAACCCGGTGCTTGCCAGTACGCTGGTCAAGGTTGCTGCCGGTGTGGCCGGGCTGATTTTTGTTGGCGGTATATTGGCAACAACAGTGGCAGGCTTACTCGGCCCGTTTGCAATGGCAAGGTTTGCGATGACGGCCCTGGGTATTCAGTCCGGTCTATTAGGGGGTGGCTTTGGCATTGTGAGCAAGGGTATCGGCCTTGTCGCGTCGGTCGCAAAGGTTGCCTTCCCAATCGTAACCGGCGGATTGCGGGCAATGGCCGTCGCGGCAATGGCAAACCCGCTTATTGCCATCATTGGCGGCATTGCCATCGCGGCAACGCTGATTTTCACTTATTGGGAACCGATCAAAACATTCTTTGTCAATTTATGGGACAGCATCACCAGTAAGTTTTCAGGAACGTGGGAAACCATCAAAACCTTGCTGTCATTCACCCCCATTGGCCTGATCGCGACAAACTGGGGGGCGATCATGGATTTTTTCATTAATCTTTGGGATTCCGTGTTGGGCGGAGCCAAAGCCGCCTTTGACTGGATAGGCGAGAAAATCGGCTGGATATCCGAGCTGTTTGGCGATGGCAAAAAGACGATCGAGGTAAAAGGCACCGGACCACAGGCCCCCAAAAACGTGCGCAATATGCGAACCAACCCGGTTCGCACGATGGCCGTTGCCCCGGTTGCCGCTGCCATTGCCACTGGCCCCGCCGGGGCCTCGGCACAAACAACGCCGGTGCCAACGTCACAGGATAGCTATCAGATCATCATCAATCCCCCCGCTGGCAGCGACGAAAAAGCCATCGCCGCCGAAGTCCGACGCCAGATCGAAGAATTTGAACGGCGCAAGCAGGCCCGCGCCCGCACCGCCATGATCGACAGGACCAACTGATATGCTGCTATCCCTTGGCATGTTTAGCTTTCACCTGCGCACTGTGCCCTATGAGACATTAAAGCGCACAACGGAATACCGCTGGTCGGCCAGCAACCGTTTTGGCAAGGCACCCGCGCATCAATTCCTTGGCCCGGGCGAAGACGAATTAACCATAGATGGAACGTTGATGCCGGAATTGACCGGCGGGCCATCCCACATCGATAAATTGCGCGAAATGGCCGCAGGCGGAAAGGCATGGATTTTAACGGCCGGCAATGGCGATGTGCTGGGCAAATGGTTCATTGCCAAGATCGATGACAACCGGTCGCACTTTGTTTCCAACGGTCTGGCGCGAAAAATCGAATTCACCATCGCCCTTAAACGCTATGGCAATGACGACAACGAACAGCTTGGCAAACTGATGGACAGCAAACCATGACCCCGGCCTATCAAATCATTGCCGACAACATCGATGTGACCGCCACACTGGCGAAATATCTAAACAGTCTGCGCATCGTCGACAAAACCGGCATCGAGGCCGATGAATGCGAAATCGAACTGTGTGCGCCTGAAGAAACCATTCACCTGCCCCGGCGCGGCGTGCGCCTTCAGGTTTTGATCGGCTATGACGGCAACCTTGTCGATAAAGGCACCTTCATTGTTGACCAGGTCGGTGAAAGCGGCCCGCCCGACCGCATCACGATTTCAGGCTGCAGTGCCGATTTCCAAGGGGCCTTCAAGGTCCAGCGCGAGGAATCCTATAGCGATAAGACCCTAGGCGAAATCCTGACCACAATTGCCAAAAGGCAAAACCTTATCCCCGCGATCGAGGATGGCCTAAGCGCGATTGTGATCAGCCATATCGACCAGACCAACGAAAGCGACCTGAATTTCCTCACCAGGCTTGGCAAGGATTACGATGCCATTGCCACGGTCAAGGCAGGCCGTTTGCTGTTCACGCCGGTCGGTTACACCAAAACAATAAGCGGCATCGCCCTGCCAACCGCCAAAATCAGCCGGTCAGACAACGTTAGCCATCGTTTCGAGATTAGCGACCGCGAAAGCACCTACACCGGCGTGCGGGCCAAATGGCGCGATCAGGCAGCCAACAAAACCCGTTATTCAACAGCGGGCGAAGGCGAAAACTGGAAAACCCTGAAACGCGATTTTCCCAATGCCATCACGGCTTATCATTCCGCCCGGGCCGAATGGGCACGGATGCAACGCGGCCAGCAATCCATCAACCTGCAACTGGCAAACGGAAACCCCGTCATTCATGCGGGCCAGCCCTTAGAACTTCAGGGCTGGCGACAAGAGATTACAGTGGTCAAATGGATAACAGGGGAAGTCACACACGAACTGTCAGACGGCGGTTTTACTACATCATTTAATGCTGAAGATCGCACTATTTGATGAAGCACTATTCCACTTTTTCCACAACTTCATTTGTGTGAATTAGCTGAAACTTCTTGCCTTCATCAAGCAGGTTTGCATCTTGACCACATTCAGTCACAAAGTCGATTGCACCTTTGAAGTCCTTTCGCGTGCCGCTGATATTACTGTAGTGAATTATGCGTGTCCGTTTTAGCATCCGGTATTTATTCTCCGTTGCATGGCACTCATACATACCCAAATCTTCTATTTCAAAATCTGCCATTTAAATCCACCTCATCCCAAATATTCCCTCCCAAAAAACAGCAAAATTTATTCAAAACGAATAAAAAAACACCTGCCCGGCCATCAAAAAAGCCCGGGATTAGCCATCGCAACCCAAGTGAAGATTGCCAAAAAAAAGACGGCGGACAGGAGGACGTAAAGCACGTAACTTTTCTTGACCGGTTTGGTCTGGCTGATAAGAGACATTGCGCGATCCCAGGACTGGCGACCGCGCTGTGTTGTAAAAACATTCGCACGACGCATTCTAACTACCATATTCGATACACCGGTCTCCGTACGGAGCGGGGCTGGACGGCTTACGGGAAAAAGCCACATGTCTGGTAGTGCAACGTCCCTTGCACGAAGTCGGTGGGTTGTCCCGCCCACCGGCTGCCCGTTTATTTAAAAAACTGAAATACCCGTGCAACGTCAAGCTGCAATTCGCGATTTTTCAAAACCCTATCCCGAATAGGGATAGCTCGCCTGCTCAAAGGGCGAGGCGCATTAAACCCATCAATTCCGATAGATTAAGACGGCCATTGTGGTCCCGCAGCTTATCGGGCTCGGCTTCCAGGGCATCATAGACGGCAAAGCACAATTGCGCTTTCACACCCGGATCAACCTTACGGCGATTTGCCGCCATAAACTCGTCCACGGCAACCATCACATCAGCCATCAGAGCACGGTTAAAATCGGGAAAAGAAAACAAAGAGTTCGGGGTTTCGCCCAGCGTATTGCATAACCGGATCAAGGCAGAAAAGTCCGGTTCGCGGCGGTCCTTTTCATAACCGTACAGGGTTTGTGCGCTCGACAGCCCGGCGGCATTTGCCGCAGCCTCACCAGACATACGGAGCCTTTCTCGCGCCTCGCGCAATTTTTTTCCTATTTTCGGCTCACCTTGCAAATCGCAGCATTCCTCTGTTTTTTCCCACATAACCCGACCTTTCCCTTATCGACCACCAACAAAACGCGCTTGTATTTATTATTCATTTTGAATAATAGTTGAATTATTCCTATACACCACCTAGGGGCGAATTACCGTGGCCGTCGCTAATGCTATCGAACAGGAAAACTTCGGAGAGGCTCACTCGGCTATTCTTCGCAGATATGTTGGGGATGGCCGCCGCCACGACAATGGCCTGCGCCTTCAATTGTCGGACCTGGCTGAAAAAACACCGTTCAATCCGCGCACTTTGAAGTCATGGAAAAACGGGGCAACCTGCCCCAATCTGTCGGACTGGCGGCACCTTGCCAGCGCCTTGGGGCCACATTACGTCAACGACGTTTTGCGCCATGCCGGGTTTGGCAATGCCACCCCGCTACAGTTTTCCGCTGCAACCACCATCAATGGCAACCACGCGCAGTTTGAACTGGCCCAGCGCATGGCATCGCTTTCATCCGCAATGCTAGACGGACATATCGACCGGATCGAACGAAATCAGTTGATCCCGGAATTTGAACACCTCGTTTCCCTTTTGAACCTGTTTGTCTAGGGCCTGAAACAGGCCCCGGGCAAAGCGCCGGGGGGCGCATCAGCAACCATCACAAAGGATTAAACGATGTCAGCCCTTGGCAACAATTCCATGAAGTGCCCGCATTGCGGGTCTGCATGCGGCACCGTAAAAACCCGGCAAGTCACCAGCCTGTATCGGGAAATAACCCTGTCCTGCAAAAACCCCGACTGCCTGCACGTCTTTATCGCCGATATGACCGCGATCCGCACATTACGGCAAAGCCTGAAACCGGCACCGGGCATCAACCTTGCCTACAGCACCAGCCTATCGCCGGTGTCAGCATAATCAACAAAACAGGGGGGGGGAGCCACTATGAGACAGAGCACAAAAACGGCGTGTATCAATCCACAAACGGGACCCACGCAGTCTATCCGATCAAGACTTATCGTTCTGAATATACGATGCCATGTCTTCAGTAATGTCAGCCATTGTGCCAACAGCCGTCAGCAAAGCCTCAACTTGCGCAACAAAATCAAACCGCTCGTCATCACTGAACTTCGACCAATCCCGAGATTTACAAAAAGCTCTAACGCCAATGATCCGCTTATAGATGTCTTCCCGCAAAGCACTAAGCGACACTATTCTGGAAACGCACCAATCAGGTGTATACGCATCAACTGGAATAGCATCCAACTGCGCTGTCAATCGCGTCAAACTTGCTTCAATGAACTCGATGTAACCAGAGACCTCCTCGAGCATATTAAAAAAAGTTTTGTAGCTAATACTCCTACGCCTCCAAGTGATCTCACGGCATTGCGCAATCATCCCCAGCCTGCCCGGCGCATCAGACTGCTTCAAGTCTGGAATATTGGAAAAGTCTGGACCGTCATTCACCTTTATTGCGTAACTTATGCTGTTGCATACCGTTGCAATCAATGTTTTGCGCTGTCTCCTCGCTTCTCGAATATCCAAGTGCCTTTGAGCCATAAAAAGGCCAATACCAACTGCTCCGCCAATCACCCCACCAAGGAACGATCCCCAGTCAAACTTCAAGCTCTCAGGAAACCACTCAATAATTCGGTCGTAACCCAGCACGTCCGTTACAAAAATCGGTGCTGTGACCGCCCCCAGAACTGTGCCGCAAGCGAGCAACAAAGGCGCACTAATTCTCTTCATCTAATTCCCATATCTTTAGGCCATTTGACTCATTGCCCCGTTAGCAGCAGCAAAAACTCACAGCAGAACGAACAAAATAATAATCAGAAAGATAGCCGCCAAAAGAACCCGACCAATGAGAAGGGTTCTTTGATCGGGTTCTTTGCGGTGTTTAGCTTCAGTGCGTTCACTTGCAACCTCGGCATTTCGTTCGGCAATGCGGGCATTAAATGCTCCCCGATCAACGTCACGCTTCCGTTTAGGTGTGGTCTGGACATTTATTGTCCTCCTGGGAGCAATTATCCCCGGAAAAACAGACGCTGGATCACGCACTTCGCCAGCATCATCAATTATCGCCTCTATTCGATGGAGGCTAAAACTGCGCATATCCCTTCGCACCCAGCAATACGCCCACAACAGACCTTCCTTAAATCCTCTTGCTGTTACCCAACGACGGGACTTTTGGCCCGTACTATCAACATAGTCGATCCCGAAAGCGACACCCTCAATTTCGCTAGGCACGGCGTCGAACGAGAGCAAAGCAGGCTTCCCCTTAGCCTGTGCTTCCCGGATCAACGCCTTGTAACCATCAGACATATCCCAAATTCCCCTAGAAAAAACCTGTCCAATCCAATCTTTTTGCCCGCACAGGATGAGTCAAGAAAAACGGCCACAACCTATCCACAATGGGGATACCTGGATAGGTTGACGACGGAAAACACCGGGCGTATGGTTCATCCTATCGGCGGGATAAATCCGCCGTGGGGGAGTAGAAACCCTCTGTTCCTGACGGCCAGCCGTCACGTAAGTTACGGCTATTTTTGTGCCCGGAGTCCCGGTGCACATTCTCGCTTATGGCGGGAGGGCGGTGAATACAAGACCCGAAAGGGGAATAAACCCGCCTGCCTCAGGACAGGTTTCTACCCTCCCGCCACCAGCGCGGTCGTAGAAAGCCGCAATGGTGGTGTTGTGAAACGCTATCCTGAGGGCTTCTGATATGACCGACAAATCTATCTCCTTTGACCAGCTCGAAACGGTTGAACAAGCAGCGATGCTGCTCAATCAGTTCTATGACAGCTTTGAGGGCATCGCGCTGTTGCTTGAAGCTGGGCACAAAGAACAGGCCACCGGCATTGCCCGCATGGCCTGCACCGCCTGCCTTATGGTCACTCCCCCGCTTGAAAACACCATCGCCGAGCTTGACGGCCCTGTTGATACAAACCAGCGCCAGCCCAACGACTGGCCGCAAATCAACGGAGGCAAATGACATGCTGTTTAACAACACACAGGCTGTCGTAAGCCAGGCCTGCCGCCTTGCCGCCGATACATATGCTTATCAGGCGCTTGAATATGCCGGTGCCGCCGTTTCCTGCCGCAAAACCATCGAACTGATCCTTGATTGCATCGAAATCGGTCAGTTGGGCAATGACGCCGAAACCTTTCTGAACATGGCGGCGGTTTACGAACCGAAATACCGCCACGGTCTGGATTTCTGCCTTGATGTGCTTTCTCAAATCAAGGGAGGGCACTGATATGGACAAAGCCAGCGAAAAGGCCCTGGCGGATGTTAACCGCGTTCTTAGCCTGGACCTGAAACAGGCCGAACCTTGGGCACTGGTCGCGATTTGCGTTGCAGAAATTGAAAACCAAAACGGCCAGACGAAAGCCCTGAAATTGGCCCTGCTTGACCTGATTGGCACATCAGCCACGCCGGACGCCAAACAACACCCAACGATTGCCGCCGCCTATGAACGCGCTATCAATCAGGCGCGGGCCATCATCATCAAGACAGGGGGCATATCATGACCCCGACCAGCTCTGGAATGTCCCGGCAGGACGTATCGAACGCGGCCTTTACCTGGGCAGCGTTTGGCGCGGCGGAATCCCTTTTGCATGGTTTGGCGCGTAACCCGAATAACGGGCAGCAATGTGCGCGCTACCTGCTTGATTTTGTGATCGAGGGCGGCATTGCTTTGCCGCCCCGGCACTTCATCGACAAAACCGTCGATCTTTATCCGTGGCTTGCACCGCAAAAAGAACGCGCCCTGCGCCTTTTGACCACCCTGCAGAATGAGCGCGATCAACATGCGTGAAATGACCGACGACGTAAGGCAAGAAGTCGTTTCGCGCCTGAAGGCCGACTATGGCTTCAACCAGGTTCATGACTGGTTGCGGCAAGGGCGCTGCCCTGCCTGTAACCGGCGTGAAATGTTTGTCAAAATATCCAGCCCGTGGGTGATTAAATGTGGCCGTGAAAACAAATGCGGCCACACCGCCCATGTCAAAGACCTGTATCCCGATGCGTTTGGCAAATTCAACGAACGCTATCCGGCCACCACCGAAGACCCAAACCGTACCGCCGACCGATATATGGATTTTGTGCGCGGGCTTAACCCGGCCAAAACAAAGGGCTGGTACCGGCAGGGCGAATTTTACCACGCATGGGGCGACCGCAAAACCGCGACCGTGGTTTTCGACATTAGCCGCGGCGAAAACATTTTCATGGAACGGTTGATTGAAACCGTCCGTATTACCGACCCGAAAACCAAAAAGGTCGATGACCGCCGCGCCAATTTTGGCAGCACCCCGTATAAGGGCCGGTGGTGGGTGCCGCCCGGGCAAACCATCGAGGATGGCGACGAGCTTTGGATTGTCGAGGGCTGCATCGATGCGGCCACCCTTGCCGTTCATGGCAAAAAGGCCGCCGCTATCCTGTCGGCCTATAATGTGCCCGACAAGGAACTGGAAAAGCTGAAGGGTAAATCGATCACCCTGGTATGGGCGATGGATAACGACCCGGCGGGCAAACGGCACATTCGCAAATGTATTGCTCATGTCGATAAAAACTATCTGACCTTCACCAACAAGGCCGCGCTGATCCCACAACAGGATCGCAAAAAAACAGACTGGAACGACGCCCATCTTGCCAATGCCCTGAATGACCGGGACTTTGAACGGTATCGGTTTCATGGCGATTTGTTGCTGGCAAAAACGCCAATGGAAAAAGCGTTACTGATTTGGGAACGCTATAAAAGCCGCAGTTTCGCGGTTGAGTTCGACACCCGGACCTACTGGTTTTCGGTCATTGCCGAAGTTTACAACGCACAGATGACATCGGCGGCAGAGCGTGGCATGAGCCGCGAGGAAGCCGAACCGGAAGCCGTGCGCAAGGCATCACGCCTGGAAGAGATTGCAAACTGCACCTTTAAATTCCTGTATTTTCAACAGGACAAGCAAACCGACGATAGCTGGTATTATACCCGCGTCGAATTTCCGCATGGTCGGCATACGATCAAAAACACCTTTTCCGGGGGCCAGGTCGCAACGGCCAGCGAGTTCAAAAAGCGACTTCTCTCGATCGCCCCTGGTGCGCTTTATGCTGGCAATTCGCAGCAGCTTAACTGGCTGGTGAAACACTACCTGGACAACATCAAGATCGTCGAAACGACCGATTTCATTGGTTATTCCAAAGAACACGGCATCTATGTTTTCAATGACCGGGCCGTTGCGGCCGGCAAGGTTATCGAGATCAACGACGAAGATTTTTTTGAAGTCGGCAAAACCTCGATCAAGTCCCTTAACCAGTCCCTGCAACTCCACATAGGCAATGCGACCGACTATGACGATAAATGGCTCGGCATGGTTTATTCGGCCTATGGTGCCAAAGGGCTGATCGCGACCGCGTTCTTTCTGGGTAGCCTGTTTGCCGAACAGATCAGGGGAAAGCAAAAATCCTATCCGTTCCTTGAAATTGTGGGCGAAGCCGGGGCGGGTAAATCCACCCTGATCGAATTTTTATGGAAGTTGGTCGGGCGGTCTGACTACGAGGGCTTTGACCCCAACAAATCTACCCTTGCCGCCCGGGCGCGTATTTTTTCACAGGTTTCAAACCTGCCGATCTGCCTGATTGAAAGCGACCGCGAAGACAGCGCCAAGGCCAGGCAATTCGATTGGGACGAACTGAAAACAGCCTATAACGGGCGGGCCAGCCGGGCGCGTGGTGTGAAAAATGGTGGTAACGAAACCAGTGAACCACCCTTTCGCGGATCCGTTGTGATCAGCCAGAATGCCGCCGTAAATGCGTCCGAAGCCATCATGCAGCGCATCATTCACACCCATTTCGATACCAGCGGCCACACACCGGCATCTAAAATCGCCGCTGACGCGCTTGCCGCCATGCCGGTAGAGAATGCCAGCTTTTTCCTGATCAAGGCTGTTACCCGGGAAAAACAGATACTGGACGCGGTTTTTAACCGCACTGCCCATTGGGAAACCGAATTAATGCGGTTTCCCGATATCCGGTCAAACCGTATCGCCAAAAACCACGCCCAACTAATCAGCCTGGTCGAAGCATTGGCCGAACTGACCAACATGCCCAAGGCATGGCACCAAGATGCAATAGACGAATTAAAACTTGCCGCTGTTAACCGGCAAAGGGCCATTTCCGCCGATCACCCGGCGATCGAGGAATTTTGGGAGGCTTATGACTTCCTGGGCGATGAAAAGCTGAACCATGCGATGCACCTTGAAAACACCATCGCGATCAATCTCAACCACATGCAGTCAGTCGCCCATCACAACAACCAGCAAATCCCGCCTCTGCAGGACTTGAAAAAACTGCTGCGCCAATCCCGCTCACGCAGCTTCCGCGAAATCAAGGCGGTGCGCAGCCACAACAAGGCCTTTTCAAACAAAACCGTCAAATGCTGGATATTCAACAGGGAGGGGAAATCGTGACGATCGGCAGACCAATTAATTATTTTGGAACTAAAGACAGACTGGCGAAGAGGATCATTAGCCTTGTGCCGCCAGAATGTGACACATGGGTAGACCTGTTTTGCGGATCTGCAATCGTCACACTTAGAAAGCCGCGCCATAAGCGAGAAGTAATCAATGACATCAATGGTGAGATTGTAAATCTGTTTTCCGTACTGCGGAACACGAAGCAATTAACCCAACTCATGAAGTTTGTTGAACTGACACCTTACGCACAGGATGAATTAAATCGCGCCCAATCCAGTGAGACACCAAGCGATCCTGTAGAACGCGCATGGCACTTCCTGATTGTTAGCTGGATGGGCCGCGCTGGTAGCAATGCACACCGCACAGGTTTTCGGTGGTCAAAAGGGCAAACAACTGCCCCTGAATTATCTTGGTGCAAATTGCCGGAACGACTGGTGTCGGTCGCCAATCGATTGCGTGGAGTATGCGTTAGGTCGGTACCAGCCTTAAAGCTGATCGACAGTTACGATGTTGGTAACTGTATTCTCTATGTCGATCCACCTTATCCGGGTCCAGTTGGGCGCCGCTACAAACACAAAATGAACGACGACGAACACAAAAAATTGGCCGAGAGACTGGCGCAATGTAAAGCCCGCGTCATCCTAAGCATGAACCCGGACACAATTTATTCTGAAATTTTGAAAGATTGGCAGGTGCATCGAGTAAATGTGACCGGAGGCGGCACCAACACCAAACAAGAGCTTATCCTTACAAATTACACTGCTCCTTATCCACTGGCAACCGCCCCCAAAGCAGTCAAGTTTGACGTGCAGGCAATGAATTGCCTTTTTAACGAGAGTGGTCATCATGAATGCAGTTAGACCCCTCGATGATCATTATCGTTCAGCACCGGAAACTTTTCGCGCCCTGGCAACGGTCGAGAGCTTTCCCGGTGGTTTGCACGAATTTTGCGCGGGCGACGGAATCCTGGCAGCTACCGCAGCCGACATCCTTGGCCATAAGAATGTTGTCGCCAGTACCATCGGACGCCAACACGGCAAAAAGGTCTATTACCCCGTAACAGGACAAACAGACTTCCTAAAGCTGAAAACGCTATGGAAACCCAACCTTGTCACCAATCCCCCCTATGGGCGACTGAATGGCAAACAATTAGGCAAAGCCCGGGCGGCAACAACCATTATTCGGCACGGCATCGATCTGCTGACACAGGCTGGCCCCCTTGGCGGCAAATTATGCTGCCTGCTGGATTTGCGTTACCTGCTTTCTGAAGATCGCAATCTTAATGACGGTCTGTTTACTAAATGCCCGCCTGTTCGCATTCATGCGTTTCTCGATCGCGTGACAATGTACCCCGCGACATACGACGAGGAAATGACACGGGGAAAGCAGGCCTTCGCCTGGTTCGTATGGGAATGGCCATTTGTCCGCCCCGGGCATACACCGGCCATCACATCGCGCCTTTCCAGCAAACCATTCCGGGATCCTTCTGACGCCAAGCGGTTCGATCTCGGGAAAATCGTGTCGTCAAAAACAAAGGTTATGGAGGCTGCCGAATGAAGGGATGCCCCATTTCAAACCCCTGCCCGCTGGCCGTTGATCCAAACGCGATCGAGGTTGACCGGGGCACATGCCCCCGATGCCGGCGAACGTTTCATAGCGCAAAAAACTATCGAGAGATTCCGCCCACACTTCTCGAACTGGCGATCATCGAGGCCCAAAACAAGGCAAATTCCAAAGCAGGAACCAAATCATGACGCGGCGCGCCACGGTAACGGAAACGGAGTTAAAGCGGGCTCTCAAAGCCGCCATAGAACGCGGTCTCACGGTTTCGGAAATCATCGTGACTGCCGAAGGCGTGCGGCTCAAACTTGGATCAGTTGACGAAAAACAAAAGCCAGTTGAAGATAAGGCACCGTTAGCATGGCCGAAGAGAACCAGTTGAAACTTAATCTGCCTGGACTGATTTGCGAAAAACTTCCGTCTGGCAACGAACGCTATCGCGTCCGGGTGGAAGGATCACCGTCTCGCAGGATTCGGCTGAACATCCAGCCCGATCACAAGCTGTTTATGGAACATTATCATGCAGCACGGGTGGGCATTCAACTTGCACCAGAACTGGCAACGCCAGCGGATCGCTTTATTCGGGAGAGCTTGGACTGGCTGGTCTCAAAATATCTTGATGCCCTTCAGGCCAAAGTCGATGCCAAACTGGCGTCCCCTTTGACTATGATGCAGCGGCGCGGATTGCTGTTAGAACTCTGCAATCGCATGACTGACGATGGCAACCGCTTTGGCAATTGCCATATGCTGATACCAACATCGGAGATTTATAAGGTTCATGAGGCTCTCGGAACGACACCGGGCAAGGCCGACAACCTTCTGAAATCAATCAAGGCCATGTATCGCTGGTCGAACCGAACCGGAATCACACATATCAATCCGGCGGAAGGGGTGGAGCGATACAACATCAACCGGGGCGGTGCCACGCCTTGGTCGGTCGAAGACCTCAAGCAATACCGATCAGTTCATAAGCCAGGCACAAATGCCCACCTGTGTATCACCCTGTTTATGTTTACCGCCTGTCGCATCAGTGACGCCTACCGCTTGGGCCGGGAACACGAATTTAACCGCGACGGAATGCTCGGGCTCGGATGGCAACCAAAAAAGAAAGGCTCCAAATACGTTGCGATCCCGATGCTTCCCCCATTGGTGAAGGCGACACGCGCCCCCACTGTTCAAGGTCAGACTTACTTGCTGACCGAATATGGCCAGCCATTCAAATCAGAAAAAGGATTAGCCAACAGGTTCAAGAAGTGGTGCCTTGAGGCTGGGCTTCCAGATCGCACCAGTCACGGCATTCGCAAAGCGGCCGGCAAGCTGTTGACGGAAATGGGATGCACACAATACCAGGTGATGGCCATTCACGGCCACGCTGTCGCGCAAACATCCGAAGTCTATACAAAGGATGCCGACCGGTGGCTTTTGGCAAAGGAAGCCATGCAGCGCCTAAAGCATGTTGAATGGTAA